ATTGACAACGAAATTACGCAATTTGCCATAGCTTTGACGATTTTGTGGGTTTACAGCATAAACACCAGCAATAGTGAAAGTATCACCTTGGTTCAAGCTAACAGCGCCAGTAGCAACCAAAGCGATATTTGCATTAGAAGCCCAACCTGAAGTCAAGAAACCAGTAGCTGTTGTCACATTGACTGTAGCTGTTCCAGCAAAAGAGCCGTAAGTTTGGTTCACAATGTTCTGATCCATCTTCCAGTTCATACCAGCAGAGTCACGACCCATCAGACCTTTACGATACTGAGTAGAAATCGCTTCTTGTGGCACAAATAGACCCTTCAAGCTATCAACGATAGTTGCGCTTGAGAATGGATCAATAATGACTGATCTACGACCATCACGAGGAGCGCCTTCAGAATCAAGGTATGCGCCAGCGTTCAAGAAAGTAATCAAACCAGTTGGAGGAGTTCCTGCTGTTCCTACTGTGTTGTAGGTAGCATTTTTAGCCATTGTTAAGCCGTCTAAATCGATCTTATTTGCAATCGCGGCCACAGCTGGTTTTAGCACTCGATCAGAGAACATATCAAGGCTCAGAGCCAAATCTTGCGTGGTGAACTGTGTATCCACATGGAATTGCGTAGATAGAGTTACAGGAACTGAAGTTTCGTTGAAATCTTCAACATTCAATGCAGGGCCTGTTGTTCCGATAAAACGACCAGGTCTGCGGACATTGACTGTATTTCCAATTTTAGCCCCGACCACAGCGAACTGGTCATCATAGTTACGATCTACTTCAGAAGTGAAGGTTAGTTCGTTTTCCAAGACCATCAACGCTTCGTTGGTGATCTTGCTAATGGTTAATAAAGTATTACTCATTTTCTCTTTTCCTTAAAAGAAATTAGGGTTTACCTGATCTTCCCTGCTTTTCGAGCTGCTTTCCACGCTTGGAATGATCCATGAAACTCACCATCTGAGCCTATAGGATTCTCCATTGCGCTTCCAGTAGCCTTAATAGGGCTGAGAGGAGCAGGAGCTTTAGACTTCTGAGCAACAGGCTTACTTCTTACGGCAGTTTCTTCAGCAGCTTCCTGCTTTTCAAAACGAGCCTCCAATTTCCCAATCTCTCTAAGCGCTTTTGATACAGGAAGATTTTGAAACCTTTCAGCTTCTTCGCCATCTAGACTAGCTAAATGATAAAGAATCTCAGGCCCTACATCTGACTCAACAATGGCATCTCTCACTTCGTTGCTTACAACAACTTGAGTAGAGTTCACTATATCGTCAAAATCAGCTAAATTTGGCTTCGCTTTTTCGAGCTTTTCAGACCAAGTCTTTAGGACTTTCTGTCTTTCTTCCTCGGCTTTACGATTTAAATCCTGCTGATCCCTGTCATACAACGCTTTCTCTGCTGACCATTCCGCTAATGCCTTTGCATATTCAAAAGCATCATCAAACTGATCTGCCCTAGGTTCTCTGCCGATTGGACTTTCATCAGCTTTAGGCTGTTGAGGTTGCCGATCTTCATATTCCCTAAGTCTAGCTTCCAGCGCTTCTTTCTCAGCTTGGGCTTTAGCAGCATTTTCTTCTGCCTGTTTCCTTGCCTTAGTTAGCTCTGAAAACCGCTTTTCGAGTTTAGGATTTTGTTTCCGTTCCTCTGTTGCTTTACCTTCAGGTTCTGATTCTTGTTCACTCTGTTCGTCATCTGCTATCGGCTCTGATTCAGGAGTTTCCTCAACTGCATCAGCCTCAATAGGAGCATCTTCGCCAGCTAAACCAAGACGATTCATATTCCATTCGGTTAAATTTTCGCTAGTGACTACATTACCAGCCTGTTTTGCTTCTACAACTTGTGCTTCTGCCATGAGTATTCCTCAAGATTTGACCCAATGAATCCATTGGTAGATTTACAACAATTCTTTTTTTACCATTAAATATTGTGTAAAACAATATTATTTGTAATTTGTATCATCCTCAACTTTATCTCGATGAGTGCTTTCAAAGTGAGCAGCAGCTTCTTTACGATGTTCAGGAGTAAACATTTTGTGCCAAGGAACACTTGGAGTTCCATGTTCTTTTGCATAAGATTGAGCTGCACGATCAGCATGATAAGCCCATAATTTACGAGCTTTTCCTTGGTCATATTGACCTTTTTTCATCTTCTTTTGAAGATTTTTAACAATAGGAATATGACTAGACTTGTAAAGATGCTCAGTATTATCAGCATGAAGCGCTAATTCTTTAGCTTCAGCGCTCATTTTGTCGTAATCAGGTTCATCATAAGAAGGTTTTCCAGCTTTTTGAGCCATCTTCTTATCGTTATATTCTTCACGATTTTCTGAAGTAACTATTTCTCTTGGCATTATTGAACTCCTGGTTGCATGGGTTGTTGTTCCATAGATTGTTGCATAGGTTGTTGTGCTTGCATAGGCTGTGGCGCAGGATTCATTAAAGGATTAGATCCTTGGCTAATATCTTGTTGCGCTTGCAAAGCAAAGGCATATTGCTCCTCATTTCTACGATCTAGCTCTGCTTTAATAGCTGAAGTATCCAAATTGGCAATAAGCATCTTAACAATCGCATCAATTTCAGTCTTATTCTGACTTGTAATGGATCGAGTATTTTGGTCATTGACCTTAACTTCTGCCATTGTTTCAGTATTGTGAGCCTTAGTAGTGGCTTGCATAAGCGCTCTAGCCATAGATCCACGCTCTTTGGTTTCAGTAACGGATTGACCATACTTGAGATCCATTCCCATAGCTTGAATCTGCTGTTGCATTTGCTGAATCATCTGTTTGGATTGAGCCAACTGCATTTGAACTTGTGGAGGAATATCTGATTTCTCATCAATTTGAGCCAATGGATTAGATGCTGCCATACGATCTGCAATAATTTCAGCGCCAGGGAAATCCATATTTCTAAAGATTAAATCTCCAGCAGTCTGCATCAATGTAGGATCGGCAGCAAGCAAAGTCATCATAGATTCGACTGCTTCTGTGCGCTTAGTTGCAAAGCCAGGCCCTGTATCCATCACAACATCATAGCGACCAACTGATACATCATTAAGAATCTTTTCAACCCCTTCTTCATCCGTAACTCTTTGATTTAAAGTAATAATTTCAGGCTTTTCATCAGCTCCAATAATCCGCATTACACGCTCTGTATCGTAAATCTTAGGGATTAGATCGAGAATGATGCGACCACAATAGGCAATAGAACGAGTCAAATTGTCATAGTAATGGAAGTTCACCATATCCACTTGTTGTTGCTGTCCTGCAATAGCTTTGCCTGACATATTGCCTTGAGGTAATTGGCTTGGATCATAGATGCCAACTACAGTCATCAAGTCATTAGACATTCCTTGAGTTGCTGTAACAATTCCTGCTGGAGGAGGTTCAGGCTGTAAACGCTGTGGAGCTGGTGCTTGACGGCCTTCTGTATCAGTCTGCTTGTAGCGTAGAACAGGCATAGCTTTGATGTTAGCTTGCGCCCACTCATTTTCATGCCCTTCATCCTGACCTTCTGCCATAACCCACTTAGCTTTAGGAGCAAGTGCTACTGATTCAGTTAAAGCTGTAGTCCAGTAGTTATACATACGCTGTGGATCTTTAGCCATACGAACTAAGCCAAATTTCTTGTGTTTTGCATCAATAATGCAAGATTGACCATAAACAGGAATTACAGGAATGTATTTACCAGCCCAATCCCTTTCCTCAAGGATTTCCATTGCTGTGAGCTTGCACCATTTAATTTGTTTCTTGTAGGTATCACGCTTTTCTACAATCTCAATTCCTGCATCAGTTAAGATTTGAGCATCAGGTAATTCATCTTCATAAACGCTTGTTCCATCAGATAAAAGCACTAATTTTGTAGGGGTTCTAACTGTGTAAAAGTATTCAGCAATACGAACATCTTCTTTAGTAACCCATTCAGAGTCTGAATCGCCAGTTCCACGACTTGTAAAGCCTTGACCATCATCCTTACCAGGATACATAGCTCTGAAGGTCTTTTTGCTCACTACAGTAGTGATTAGGCAGCGCTCTGCATCAGAGCCATCAGGAAGTTGTGAATTAGGATCGAAATAGACTGTAAATGGATTATCAATAGGTCTAATGTAGATTTCCTGCTCAAAGGAATCAGGACTGATGTAATCAGTCATTACTCGGAAGTAACCCCAACCCATCTTAACTGCATATTCAGAGGCTATATCGTAAGCCACATCAGCAGAGGATTGATATTCAATATGACGGCAAACACCACTTAGGATTTCAGCTAATTTGGCATCAGCTTCATTGTTCATGCCTTGCACTTTGATGCGAGGTCTTTGCTGACGAATTTGGTTGCAGATCTGACGAACATAGGCATCAACCTTATTAATCGTCAAACAAGGTCTAGATTCAAGAACTCGGCTGTTTTGCACATCTACAGGCCATTGATCTCCAGCACAAAAGCGAACATCATCTAAAGCCTCAGCTCTGTTATTGGAATCAACATCATTACAAAGGTTTAAGAACTTCTTTGCATCATTGATTCTGCTATCTTCGCTTGAATCCTGATCTTGATAATCTGCCATATCTATCCCATCCAACTCCCTGCTGGAGCATAATTTTGTTTAGCTGGTTGCCGTTTCTTAGGCTCATTTACCATAAGCCCAATATAGCGCCAAGCATCAGCGCCATGAGAATAGATATTATGCAAAGGTTTTTGGCTAAAAGTCCCATGCTCATCTACATCATAGCGATAATGTCTTAGGCAGTTTAAACCTTCTTCTGTATTTTTTCTATCAAAATAACAACGATTGAAGATAGTTCTTGCAGCATTGATTGAGTCGGTTACTGGAACTCTGCCAAGGATCTGAACTTTTAGTCCTGTTCCTCTGACAATTTCCTCAATAGATTTACCAGTTCCAAGTGACTTTGCAGCA